CCGATCTTTTTTTAGATATGGGTTCGCACGTTATAATTGTCGAAGTCGATGAAAATCAACATACCGATTATGATTGCTCTTGCGAAAACCGACGATTGATGGAAATTAGCCAAGATGTCGGACACCGACCCATCATATTCATCCGTTTCAATCCAGACGATTATATCGATAAGAACGGCACTAAAGTCAAATCGTGTTTCGCCGCGGACAAAAGTGGTATTTTCAAAGTCGCAAAATCAAAAGTCGCCGATTGGAATATGAGAACAAATGCACTTCTTCAACAAATCACTTATTGGTCAGAAACACCGACCACAAAAACCATCGAGGTTGTCCAACTATTTTACGACGCATAAAATAAAAAACTATAACTATATTTTTTTATTCCAAAATTAATTATTACTGTCTTCCTCTTCGGAATCACTTTCTTCATCTAATGGATAGTGTGATTGTAACCACTCTGTGATATCAGATCTACAAATCGGACAAGTATCAATATCATTATGTTGATATTATTATAATAACTCAATTCCACCGTATGACATAAAATGCCCTTGCGGTGACTTATATGTAAATTTATAAAATGTTTGTGGCGGAAAGGTATCGTGCTGTCCTGATTTTTGGATTCTCTCTAATATCCAACCTGGATACTGCTTTTTAAACTCAATCACTTCTTTAACAAGTCTTTCCAAATCAATCCAACGAGGCAATTCTGTGTTACTTGTTGCGTTTATTAAATCCATTTTTCTATAATCGGTTTGGTCCATTCCCGTTGAAATTGATACTAACTCTTGTTGTGATAATGTTTCAACGCCTTCAATCCATAAGACGTTTGCAAGAATATTTTCCGATTCAATGATGTCTTCAAGTCTTTTTAATTCTTTAGATAAATTTTTCTTTGCGCTTTCACATAAACGCATTTTCTTTGAAATTTCATTATGAGTTTTTTGATGATCTTTGTATTCTGACTCGACTATAGCTAATTTTGCTTTCAAAATATCCATTTCCATTTTTGCTTCAGTAATATCCATTTTCAAATTATTGATATTTGTATTGGTATTATGTGTGTTTATCAATTTTATACAATACATTAGTCAAATTATTAATTATTATTATTTTGTTATGTTGGATTTTACAAATCGAAATATTATCTGATATTTGCGCGCAAATGCGTAAAACATTTAGACGTAAAACATTCAAAGGTTCTATTAAAATTTTATATGTATAATGGGATTAGGAAGTAGTAAACCAAAAGTGCCGTCGCCAAAGTCAAAGCCAAAGTCACGAGCAAAAACACCGCCAAAAGCACCTGTATATGTATCATCATCATCGTCTTCATCGTCTTCTTCGGAAGAGGAAGAAGTAAAAGTTCTTACACCTGCTGAATTGAGAGCCCAGGCTGAAAAATATATTGACTCTCAAGAAGAGATTTCACGTCGAATTCAAGAAGGTAATGAAAAAAATAGACAAGCATATAGAACTAACAAAGCAACTGGGGAACACGGTCCCAATCAAAGCTTGCATGGACTAACTGGAAGTCGCTATAAACCTCTAACAAAAAACAACGAGAAGAGAAAATACAGGCCCGCATAAAATATATTGAAGATGTAAATGCGCACGCTCGTAAAATGGCTGAAAGAGAACGTCAGTCGAAAGCTGCGTTCGCAGCGAGAGCAGCGAAAAATGGAGGCGGAAGAAAGAAAAGACGCACATCCAAACGACTTTTTTCAAGATCCAGCAGAAAGAATCAACGAAAAACTATGAAGAAACAGTAATAGTGCTGATTGCGATTTAGAATATATGCAATACCCGTCGCGTAAAACGAATATTACAAAATTACAGCAGTTAAAAACAACATTATTTATACATATACATAATGTCTTCCACAACTATTTTCATCGACGGCAGTTATTTCTGTTTTTATCGATATTATTCCATTATGAATTGGTGGAAAATTTCTCACAAAGACGAACAATTAGTTTCACCCATAGAAAACCCCGAATTTGTTGAAAAATTCAAAAAAACATTCATCAGTTGTATTCATAATATTATTTCAAAATTCGGTTCCACAAATATTATTGTCGGTCGCGATTGTCCTCGCACCAATATTTGGCGAAATGCCTTATATCCCACATACAAAGCGAATCGACCGCACGACGATACTTTTCTCGGCGGACCATTTTTCAAATTAGCCTATAGCGAATTATTCGCAGCATCCGGCATTTCCAAAATCATTAGCCATCCCCATTTAGAAGCCGACGATTGTATTGCCCTTTCGGTTAAACATATTTTGGAAACAAATCCTGGTTCAAAAATATACGTGATTACAAGCGATCGGGATTATTTACAACTGGCGTGTGACCAAGTCGAAATATATAATTTAGCTTTCAAACGTTTAGATACGCATAGCAATGGAGCTAAATGCGATTTATTTTGCAAGATTGTTATGGGCGATGTGAGCGACAATATAAAATCCGTATTGAAAAAATGCGGGCCAAAAACTGCGCTGAAATGTTACGAAGATCGCGCGTATTTCGAAAGCCGATTAAAATCCGAAAACGCGTATGATACGTTGGAACTTAATACAACATTGGTTGATTTCAATAAGATTCCAGAAAATTTAATTAAAGAGTTTTTGGCTACATTTTGAAACGAATTGATGTAATCCCCCATTCACAATTTCCGTTTTAAACGCAAATATTCGATAGGATGAATATCATTATTTTTTCGCCAATTCATTTTCATATAATAAATATTATCTTCATTCACGTATACTTTATTATTTCTCTGAAATATATTTCCGGACTCATCAATAAATAAACATATTTGTTTTTCGACATATTGCGCTTTTCTGAATATATGAACACAATTTACGTAAAAATCAATTATCGTGTTTCTTGGTAATTTTAATGCGTTATTTATTTCGGTTGTTCGTCGTCTAACCGCATCTTCATAATAGTCGTCTTTTTCTGAAAAATACGATACATTTGTATAAAAATATTCTTTCGACATCAAAATATTTGTATCTGGTGAAGACACAAAGCATAATAATATTTCATTTGTTTGCATTTCTTTTATTTGTGTAAAATATTTTATATACGTTTAGAAAATATTTTTTTCGATAAACAATAAAATTGATCATTCTTTTTTCGAAAAATTAATAACCATTAATATTAATATATTTATTTAAATCTACTAATAAAATGTCTTGTAATATATGCTGTGAAAAATATAAAAAGGATCCAGTTGTATGTGGATTCTGCAGTTTTGCCGCGTGCAATGACTGTTGCGAAACTTATTTGTTAAGTGAAACAAAACCGAAATGTATGAATATTTCGTGTGGAAAAGATTGGGATAGAAAGTTTATAAAAGCGAATTTAAGAGCGACTTTCATTAACAATCGATATAAAAAATATATGGAAAATATTCTATATGAAAAAGAGAAGGCTTTGATGCCCGCTACACAACCGCTTGTCGAAAACGAAATACGTAAAAATAAACTACAACAAGATAGTGTAGAAATTAGCAGACAAATTGATTTACTTACTGCGGAATACAATAGAAAAATTTTCGATCTTAAAGAAGAAAAAAGAAGTATTGAGTATGAAAAACATATGTTGGGTTCTCGCCCTATAATAACCAACAACAACAAATATAATTATGTGCGCGCGTGTCCTGCGGATGGATGTCGTGGGTTTCTGAATTCCAAATTTAATTGCGGTCTTTGTGATACGAATGTGTGTCGAAAATGTAATGAAATTATAGTGAATTCGGATACAGAACATAAGTGTTCTGAAGAAAACATTGCTACTGTTAAGCTATTAGAGAAAGATACCAGGCCGTGCCCAAAATGCGCTGCTAATATTTTCAAAATTGATGGTTGTGATCAAATGTGGTGTGTTCAATGTCATACTGCGTTTAGTTGGAAAACCGGAAATATTGAAACCAAAATTCATAATCCTCATTATTATGATTGGAAGCGAAAAAATGGTGGTTTAGAACCGATAAGAGAGCCTATTGGTGGCGGAGCTGCTAATTGTAATAATGATTTAATTAATGAATATACAATGAATAGACTTAATGATGCGGCAACAAAATGGAACCATAGTAATTTACTTTCCATTGATAAGAAACCCGGATACGATACAATAAAAAGTTATAATAAAAATTACCGATGTATGTTAGAGATTATTAGAAATACTATTCATAATCACGAAGTTGAGTTACCTGTATTTAGAACTGATATTATTAAAGATAATGAGAAATTGCGTATTCAATTTATGATGAATGAGATTTCAGAAGAAAAATTTAAAACAATGCTTCAAAGAAATAATAAAAAGAGTGGAAAAAATTCAGAAATTTATGATATTTTACAATTTGCGGAGACAACTCTTGCTGATATTATTAATAGAATGGTTGATGATCTTAAAAACTCATCACCAAATGATAATAAATTCCAAGAATTATTTATTGAGGTAAATGGATTAAGAGAATATTGTAATAGTGCATTTGAAGATATATCTAAGACTTATGATTGTGTTTTGTATACTTTTGATAATAATTTTAAATTTAATACTTTGATTCAGAATAAGAATGAAATAAGAAAACGTGTTGAAATGCTCGAGAATAAGGCTCGTGATTGGATGATGAATTTAGATGGAAAGGGTAAAAAGGAGTGTCCTAAATTTAATCCTGAAAACCCGACTGCTTGTAGAGAAGCGGCTCTAAAACATTTTGCAGTAATCAGATATAGTATTTATTATACTCCAAATTGGATAACTTTTGTGCATGATATTGATACTAATAAAGATATTCCGACGTGTGATATGTTGACGTTTACTAATGAATAATTTTGTATATTTTGTATATTTTGTATATTTTGTATATTTTGTATAGATTTTAATTTAATTTAATTTTTTACGATATACAATAAAATTGATCACTTTTTTTGAAAAAAATAATAACCATTAATATTAAATATATTTATTTAAAACCTAACTAATAAAATGTCTTGTAATATATGCTGTGAAAAATATAAAAAGAGTCCTATTGTTTGTGGATTCTGCGAATTTGCTGCATGTAATGATTGTTGTGAAACTTATTTATTAAGTGAATCAAAACCGAAGTGTATGAATGCTTCGTGCGGAAAAGATTGGGATAGAAAATTCATAAAAAATAATTTTAAACCATCTTTTATTACTAAAAATTTTAAAAAGCATATGGAAAATATTCTATATGAAAAAGAGAAGGCTTTAATGCCTGCTACTCAACCGTTGGTTGAAAATAAAATACGTAGAGATAAGCTACGAGAAGAAGAAATAGAAATTAATAATAAAATTAAAGAACTTTGTGAACAAGTTAGAATTCTTAGAGAAAGAAAGGTGATGATTAATAATGAAAAATATAGACTTGATAACAGAGAAAATACTACAGAAAAATATAATCATAGGCATTATGTGCGTGCTTGTCCGGCAGATGGATGTCGTGGATTTCTTGATGAAAAATTTAATTGTGGGCTTTGTAATACAAATGTGTGTCGAAAATGTAATGAAATTATAGTAAATTCAAATTCGGAACATAAGTGTTCTGAAGAAAATATTGCTACTGTTAAGTGTTTGGAAAAGGAAACTCGGCCTTGTCCAAAATGTTCTGTAAAAATTTTCAAGATTGATGGGTGTGATCAAATGTGGTGTGTTCAATGTCATACTGCATTTAGTTGGAAAACCGGAAATATTGAAACAAAAATTCATAATCCTCATTATTATGAATGGAAACGAAAAAATGGTGGATTAGAACCTGAACAACATATTGGTGGAGGGGCTGCTGCAGATTGTAATAATGATTTAATTACTGAATATACAATGAATCGTTTAACTAATGGGATTTTGAAAAAGAATCATAATAATTTATTTCAGAAAAGTAGTTAT